AAGTTATCATTGGTCGTACCTCAATAGAAAATGAGCAGCATGTAGCAGAAGTTGCTCGCGGATATCACAGTCTACCAAAGGGCGATTATCGTTCTTGGAATGATTTGGATTATGATGCATGTCATGCAGTTCTTTTGGAACTTTATCGCGACGGTAAGCTACATCAGCCAAGATTGTTTGGCAAGTATCCGATTCGCATGGATAATCATTGGGGTGTAATTGCTCCATTTCCCATGAGCGCATTCTAATGAAAGCTGTTGTTATTATTCCAACAACAGGTGACAAGAAAGTCCTAGAAGCAATCAAGAGTGTTGAAAATCAAACTTATGCTGACACAAGTTATCTCGTCGTTGTTGACGGTAACAAGTTCAAGCATAAGTTTGATGATTTATTTGTAAACGCCGATCCATATATGCCACCAAAAGATGTTGTGTATCTAAAGCACAACACAGGTGCTGATGGATTCTATGGGCATCGCATATATGCAGGATTCTCGCATCTAGTGAATGAAGACATCGTTCTCTTTCTTGATCAGGACAATTGGTTTGAATCAGATCATGTTGAGAAACTAATAAACACGATACAATCAGAAAATCTTGCATGGGCACATAGTCTTCGCAACATCTATGACAAGGACAATAATTTTCTTTGTCGTGATGATTGCGAGAATCTCGGTAGATGGCCTGTATGGAATGGTCTTGATAATTTTCATGTAGACACATCTGCATATGCATTTCGTCGTCAATTCATTACTCAAGTCGCATCTCTTTGGCACTCTGGTTATGCTGGTGATCGTCGTTTCTTCAACATGATCAAGACGATATCAAATGCGCCATATGGAACAAGTGGTGCATACACATTGAATTATAGACTTGATGGTAATCCAAATTCAGCATCGCCCGACTTCTTTCTTCATGGCAATAGAGTCATGGAGCAAAAATATTATGGAAAATATCCTTGGAGAAAAGAATGAGCAACATAAAAATTGAATATATGCAGCAGTATGGTTCTGGTAAGATATTTGTAGAGACTGGAACATATCTTGGAGATACTGTTCAACTCGCATTGAATGCAGGATTTGAATATGTTCATACTATTGAAGTAGATCAAGGTATGTATGATAAATGTTTTGCTCGTTTCAAGGATAATCCTAAAGTCAAGTTATGGCTTGGAGATTCGGTTGATATTATTCCGCAGATTGCTGATGAGTTGATCGAGCCTGCAACATTTTGGCTTGATGCCCATGCAAGTGGGCCGCTTCAAGGTGGTCGTTATGCGCCATGCCCACTTGTGCTAGAACTCGAAGCCATCTACGGAAAAAAGAAGTTGCGTTTTACTGATCGTGGCTCAGAAATGTTTCGCGAAAAGTCTTCAATAGATACACACACGATCATGATTGATGATCGGCGTCTATTGGGTTCTGCTGAATGGGGATATGTGCAAGAGAAGCAGATCATGGATCTTCTATTTGCAATCAATCCAAATTACAAGATTCATTATCTTGATGGACATCAAGCAAACGATATCATTTGTGCTACGGTGAAGTGACATGAAGGATCTTATTCTAGGATGCATCACAAACTATACTTTTGACAAGATTGCAAACTGGGTAAATTCAATTGAGCGTTCGGGCTTTACTGGACACAAAGTTGTCATTGCATATAACGTTGGATTTGACATTGTAGATGAACTAACGAAAAGAGACTTCACTGTAGTCACTTTCAATCGTGATGACGCGAATAGACGATTTACATATCGTGAAAATTTCAATATTGTTGTTGATCGTTTCTATCACTCTTGGCGTGTATTGAATGATATTCAAGATCAAGTGAGATATGTTATAGCAACTGATGTTAGAGATGTCATTTTTCAAACAAATCCAACACAATGGCTAGATAGTCTTTCGCCTTCAGAATTTAATACAATAATTGCTTCAACTGAAGGAATTAGATATAAGAATGAAGTCTGGGGAAACAATAACATGAGATTGAGTTTTCCATTTGTTCACGAGTACATGATGAATAGGGGCATTTATAATGCTGGTGTCATGGCAGGAAAAGTGTCTACAATCAAGGATTTGTTCTTGAACATTTACATGATCTGTGCTAATATGCCTCATACTATTCCTGGTGGCGGTGGTCCAGATCAAGCAGCATATAATGTATTGTTGACTATGAATCAATATGAGAGCATTACAAGATTTACTACTGCCAAAGATGCATGGGCAGCACAACTTGGAACAGTTGCTGATCCAAGCAAGATAAATCAATATAGACCATACTTGACAGACTTCGAACCTATCATAGAAAAGGGTGAAGTCTTTAATAATGAAGGTCGTAAGTATTGCATTGTTCATCAATATGATAGAGTACCAAATCTTCTTCCACTAATCAATTCAAAATATGGAACGTGACATGTCAGATGTAATTAGAATCAATACCGCAACAAATGTCTTCAATAAGGTTGAAAGACCATTAACGATTGCTGAATATAAAGAGCAAGGAAAATGGCCATTTGATTTTATTTCTGGAAAAGGTCTTGTTAGTGTAATCAACAATCTATCTGTAAGTCTAGATAGAAATGTTGTTGGTCTAGAAATTGGTATTTGTAAAGGCGAAAACATTGTTCACTTCTTTGAACAGACAAATAGAATTGACAAGATTCATTGTATTGATCCATATCTACCATACATGGATTGGGTCGGACCAGTAACGCAAGAGGATATGGATCTGTGGTATGATATCACGATGAAAAATTTTGCTCCATACATGGACAAGATCGTGATGTACAAGGAAACATCAGACAATTGCGTAAGCAAGTTTAAAGATGAACAATTTGACTACATCTTCATAGATGGAGACCATTCATATGAAGGTGTTATCAAGGACTTGTATAATTATTATGACAAGTTGAGAGTCGGTGGTATCTTTTCTGGTCATGATATCAATCTTCCAGACGTTCAAAGAGCATTGAAAGAGTTTAGATCAATAAAGGGTATTGAAAAAGAAATGAAGTTTACTGATGTAAACGTTTGGTACTGGATAAAGTAATGCAAAAGAAACCATTGAAACTTGGATTTGTTGACGTATGCACATCTGAGTTTTATGAGACGATTCTATCTCAAAGATATGACCTAACGATAGATAATGAAAATCCAGATTTTCTTTTCTTCGGTGATGAAAACTTTGGAACAAAAAATCTGCAATACTCAAAAGATAAGTGCATAAAGATTTTTCATACTGGCGAAAATCGTAGACCAGAAAATTATGATTGTCATTATGCCATGACTTTTGATCATAATCCCAATCCATGGCATTATAGACTTCCGGGTTGGGCTTTGGTTCCATTCTTCTATAAGAAATTTGAATTTACGCATATTTTTAATGCACACAACATCAAGCATCTAAAAACAAAGTTTTGTGTATTCATACATCGCAATCCAAACAACAATGTGCGAAATGCTGTATTTCATGAACTATGCAAATATAAGAAAGTTGATAGTGCTGGACCATTATTTAATAATATTGGACATGTAATTAGTCCAGACTATGATGCAAAACTTGATTTTATCAAGGACTACAAGTTTGTTCTTTCATTTGAAAATAGTCCACATCCGGGATATGTAACTGAAAAGATAATGGACGGATTTTATGTCAATTCAGTTCCAATCTACTGGGGTTCGTCTACAGTAGATTTAGATTTCAATGAAGCATCTTTTATCAATGCGGGTAATTTTGATTCAATGGAATCGTTCATCAATCATGTAATAAAGATTGATAATGACGATACATTATATAACAACATGATTTCACAACCAAAATTAAAACACGGTCTTCCCCCCTCGTGCATGATCTATGATAATTTCTTGAATTGGTTTGATGCTATTGTGTACAATAAACTATATTGGAAAACTTAATGTTAAGATTTACAGATTCTTGCAAGATATTGACAGATTACGTTGATGATGAAACAAATTGGTTCTATTATCATGATGCTGATCATAGATGGATACATCTCAAGGATTGTTGGAAAGCAACAAAAGAAAAATATTTTGAATATCTAAATGAAAAAAATGTAGTTGTAACCGCTGGTTGTCATGTTGGATTATATGTTAGATTTTATTCTAAGATATTCAAAAGAGTTTATGCATTTGAACCAAATCCAGAAAGTTTTCATTGTATGGTCAATAATGCTGCGACTGAAAATGTCGTAAAAATACAAGCAGCATTGGGTGAATGTAATGGATTAGTGAAGATGGAAGGTTGGTGTCCAATGTCTTTACAAGCAAAAGTTGGACATGAAGATGCATTCATTCCAACATTTACTATAGATAGTTTATCGTTAAATGATTGTAGTTTGATTCAATTAGATGTAGAAAATTATGAATATAACGCATTGCTCGGTGCTAAAAATACAATTCAAAAATATCATCCAGTTATAATATTGGAAAACGGTGATACACAAGAAATAACGAACTTGCTAACTGGACTCAACTACAAAAAAGTAGATAGAGTTCAATATGATGACATATGGATTTATGATGAGAAAGCATAAAAAAATCATTGTGTGGGGTGCAAAATATGAAACTGGTCATACCCATGCATTTACACACGCGGCCTTTGTAAAAGGCGCACAATATCTAAATGAAGAAGTTTACTGGCTTGATGATACAGACAACGTTGATCCAACATTCTTCGATGACTCACTAATCATATCTGAACATTGGATAGCAACAACTCATCCAAGAAGTCATCGTCTACCGCTAAGACAATCGTCAACGTATGTAATGAATTATCTTGGTAACAAGAAAGGCACCGATAATCCGGGTGCTTCATATTATCTTGGTAGAGTTGGAAGAATCATAGACTTTAGATTTGCAAATAGTTGGTCCGACAAATATTGGGAATACAAATACGAACCAGAAAAGTATATTCCGATAAATGACGGCTTTTCACATCTAGAAAAATGTCAAGACTACGACAACTTTTATAGTATGTGGGCTACAGATCTCATGCCAAACGAGATCAATTTTGATGATTGCTTGACACCATGGAAAGAACCAAAGCACGTTTTCTTTTCTGGTACAATTCGTGAAGACAATCGTGATCAATTTGAGCCATTTATTCGTGCATGTTCAGAAAATAAAATGAATTTTTACTTCAATGATGTGTGGCGTCAAGTTCTAACGATTGAATCCGTAAAGAGAGCATCACTTGATGCGTTTCTTGCTCTTGAACTTCGTCCAAAGTTTCATGTTGATATTGGATACAAGTCATGTCGCGCATTCAAGGTCATTAGTTATGGGCAACTTGGCATGACAAACTCTCGCGCTGTTTATGATTTCTTTGATCAGGAAATTGCATTTCATGAAGATCCGTATCAGCTATTCCATGTAGCATCAGAGATGCGAAACAATCCAAAGACAAAAGATCTTGTTCTCAATCAAATGAAGAAGGTAAAAGAGAAGCATACATATGCTAGTAGGATGAAGGATATTATTACTGCTTGTGAAATGTGAGGTTTATTATGGGCACCATTCTGGTTACTGGCGGCGCTGGTTATATTGGTAGTATTTTCGTAGAACAATTATTGAAAATAGGCGGTCATAGAGTTTGTGTTCTTGACAATCTATATTACAATAATCAATCATCTCTAAATCACTTGATGCATGATCCATATTTGGAAGTCAGACGTGGAGATGTTCGTAAGCCAAGTGACATAGATCCACTGCTCAAGAAAGCAGACATTATCGTCCCACTTGCCGCTCTCGTTGGCGCACCAATATGCAATAGAGATCCAGTTGCAGCATCTTCCACAAATAAAGACGCAATATTTGAAATGCTGGACAAGATTAGTCCAGAACAAACTATCATCATGCCTACGACAAATAGTGCATATGGTTCTGGTGACAAGGATAATTTTTGTACGGAAGAGTCGCCTCTGAATCCAATCTCACTTTATGCCAGAGACAAGGTTGAAGTAGAAAAGAGGTTGATGCAGCATAAGAATGCAATTAGCCTAAGGCTTGCTACCGTGTTTGGCATGTCGCCTCGTATGCGTCTTGATTTGCTTGTAAATGATTTCACATATCGTGCTGTGCATGATGGATTTGTCGTTCTATTTGAAAGTCACTTCAAGAGAAACTATATTCATGTTCGCGATGTATCAAATGCATTTATTCATTGCATGAATAACTTTGAAAAGATGAATGGTCAAATCTACAATGTCGGTCTTTCAAATGCAAATATATCCAAACTTGAATTGTGCAAGATGATCAAGAGTCTTGTTCCAAAGTTTACTTTCATGGAAGCACCATATGGACAAGATCCAGATCAACGCAACTACATAGTATCAAACGCTAAGATTGAAGCAACTGGATTCAAGCCAGAATACTATCTACAAGATGGTCTTGTTGAATTGATCAAGGGCTATGAACTTATTCGTAATACTCGTCATGGAAATGTGTGATGATCATAATAAGAACTCCGTATAGAATTTCATTCTTTGGTGGCGGCACGGATTATCCTGCTTGGTATAGGGAGCATGGTGGCTGTGTCTTGTCCACCTCCATAAACAAGTGCAGTTTTCTTGTTCTTAGAAAGTTGCCGGAAATATTCGACTATAGATACAAGATTCGTTACTTTGCTGATGAAACAACAAAGTGCGTGGACGACATCCAGATACCAGTCATTCGCGAGGCAATCAAATACATGAATTTTGAAGACGGATTGGACATCACACATCATGGTGATCTTCCAAATCGCACAGGCATCGGATCAAGTTCAAGTTTTACTGTATCACTAATTCACGGATTGGCTACTCTCAAGAATGAACAAATTACCAAGAGAGATCTTGCTCGCAAGTCGATCTATCTGGAGCAAAATGTTCTTCGTGAAGCTGTTGGATCGCAAGATCAAGTTGCCGCTGCATTTGGCGGTTTCAATAGAATTGAATTTGGCGGATATACGGATTTTACTTGCTACTCGTTGCATCTCAAGAAGGATATTCTACAGGAACTTGAGTCGTGGGTTCAATTATTCTTTACAGAGAAACTTCGCAATTCATTTGATATCGCCGAGAAGAAGATAACAAATATTAGTTCAAAAAAAGTTGATCTAAACATCATGAAGGACTTGACACATGAAGCAGAGCGTGTATTATATGAACATAGAATATATGACTTTGCAAATCTTCTCAATGATCAATGGAAACTAAAGAAAAGCATGGAGTCATCAATCACAAACACCGAGATTGATGATATCTACGACAAAGGCATTCAGGCTGGTGCTGTAGGAGGAAAGTTGTTGGGTGCTGGTGGTGGTGGATTCATTCTATTCTTGACACCGCCACATATGCAAAAGAAAGTTGCTGAGAAGTTGAAACTCAGACAAGTACCATTGAACTTTGACTATCTTGGAAGTCAATTGATTTATCACGATTATCAGAATTGAGGTTATCATGAAAAAGATTTATGTTGCTGGGCATAGCGGTCTCGTAGGGTCTGCTATTGTTAGAATGTTGCGTGAGCATGGTGAAACAAACATTGTCACACGCACATCAAAAGAACTTGACTTGACAAATCCTATTGCAGTTGAAGAATTCTTTACGCAAGAAAAGCCAGATGAAGTTTATCTTGCTGCTGCAAAAGTTGGTGGTATCGTAGCAAACAATACTTTTCCTGCGGACATGATCAACATCAATCTACGCATACAAACGAATGTAATTGATACAGCATATCGTCATGGCGTGCAAAAGTTGTTGTTCTTGGGATCAACATGCATCTATCCTCGTGAATGCCCACAACCTATCAAGGAAGAATATCTACTCACAGGTCATCTTGAAATCACAAATGATGCATATGCAATTGCAAAGATTGCGGGAATCAAGATGTGTCAGGCATACAATCGTCAACACGGAACTGATTATCGTGCAGTAATGCCAAGCAATGTATATGGACCTGGTGACAATTTTCATCCAGAAAACAATCATCTTGCAGCTGGATTGATGCGTAAGTTTCACGATGCAAAGTTCAATGGAACAAAAGCAATTCTATGGGGAACTGGAACACCTCGTCGTGAATTCTTGTATTGCGATGATCTTGCTCGCGGATGCATTCATGTATTGAATGCGCCAAAAGATGAGTTTGCAAAGACGGGTGGATTTGTCAATCTTGGTCCGGGATACGATCTAGAGATTCGCGATTTTGCTGAGATACTTGCAAAAGTTGTTGGATATAATGACGACTTCTTGTATGATTCATCTCGTCCTGATGGCACTATGCGTAAGTTGACTGACGTATCAAAAGCACATGCTCTTGGCTGGAGGCCACAGATTTCTCTTGAAGATGGACTTAGAAGAATGTATAATTGGTACGTTGATGGTCTCAAGAATGGAATAGTAAGAACATGAAGTATGTTGTGACTGGTGGCGCAGGTTATATCGGTAGTCATGTAGTTGATGAACTACTAAGACGTGGTCATGAAGTTGTTGCGATTGATAATCTATCCACTGGTCAAATGAGATTCATTGAGCATAATCTAGACAATAAGAACTTTACGTTTGTTCGAGGCGATATCAATGGGAATCTTTCTTTTCTTGGCGATACTGATGCGGTATATCATTTTGCTGCGAATGCTGACATAAGAAAAGGATTCAAGAATCCAAATCTTGACTTCAAGAACAATATTGAAGGAACAATGAATCTATTACAATCCATGAATTACCATGGAGTAAAGAGAATCATATTTGCGTCAACTTCAGCAGTTCTTGGAGAGGTGGATAGAGAAAGATTACCCGCTTCGGAGAGAGTTGCCATGCCGGAGCAAACTTCTTTATATGGCGCATCAAAGTTGGCGGGTGAAGGTTTGATTTCTGCATTTTGTGAGGGTTTTGATTTCGAAGCATATGTATTTCGTTTCGTGACTGTGCTTGGACCGAGATATCCGCACGGGTTTGCATTTGACTTCGTCAAGAAACTCTTGAATAATCCATATTATCTGGAGGTTCTTGGTGATGGTACAGGCATAAAGAGTTCCATTCATGTGTCAGACGTTGTTTCGGCCGTGACTATGATTGGTGAAGATATCAGACCAGCAAGAGACAAGAAGAGACGATATGAAGTATTCAATATCGGCAATGATGTTACATATCGCGTTTCTGATGCAGCACAATGGGTTGCAAGTGCTATGGGTTTGACACCTGATATTGTGTATGGAAATACGTTAAAAGGTTGGCCGGGCGATATTCCTTACATTCATTTGGATACATCAAAGATCAAATCGTATGGATGGAAGTCAAATTATACACCAAAGCAAGCCATACATGAAACTGTTGATTGGCTTCTTCACAATCGCTGGATATATGAGGTTCGTCAATGAATACAATTGTAATCGTGAGTGGTGGATTTGATCCGATTCACTCTGGTCATATCGAATACTTCAAGTCCGCAAGAATGTTTGGCATGAGATTGTATGTTGGTGTCAACTCTGATAATTGGTTAACACGCAAGAAAGGTAACTTCTTCATGCCATTTGAAGAGCGTTTGAAGATTGTTCAGAGCATACGATACGTTGATCAAGCAATGGGCTTCAATGACGACGACGATAGTGCTGCAAGTTTGATTAGAAACATACGCAGAGATAATCCTGATGCATTGCTAATCTTTGCCAATGGTGGTGATAGAATCGGCGGCACTCGTCAAAGTGAACTTGAAATGCGAGCGGCAGATGACAAGATTATATTTGCAGTCGGCGTCGGTGGAATCAAGAAGATCAATTCTTCTTCCGATATTCTCAAAAGATGGAAAACGTCATGAAAAAGGCAATAGTATTTGTTCCTACAGGAAATAATCCTGATACATTTGACGATAGATATGACAAGAATGCACATTGGCGATCAAAGCATCCGGAAAGAACATACGAGATAGTTGGGTCTATTTACAAGGATGGATTTGTTCCAGATCCTAATTCATATGATTATATCTACGATATTCGCGGTCACAAGTGGCAAATGATTCGCGAAGTATTCAAGCAGTTTGATTATTCGAAATATGATTATGTTTGTTGCATTGATGACGATCAAATTACAGATGTATGGAATCTAAACAAAGGTCTTGAACTGGCTCGTCGTTTTGATTTTCGTATATGGCAATTGTCAATGGCGGAAGGGTCTGACCTATTTTATAATATCTTGAGACAAGATAAATCATGTGATTTCTCTGAGACAAATTTTGTCGAGATTGGCGTGCCATGTTTTCGTGTAGATGTCTTTGAAAAGATCCTTCGTGTTCTAGACAAATGGGATTTTACCATAGGCTATGGTTTGGACAAGGCTTTTTGTGATATAGCACAAACAATGGCAAATGTTGTTCATTGTGCATCAATATATCATCCACCTCGTCATAGATATTATGACAAGACAAATGCAATGAGAGAACATGATCAATTTCTGTATAGCGATTATCCGAGAATATGCAGAGAATTATTCAATCGTGAACCATTAGTGATAGATAGACAATATACGACAAACAAATATAAAATTGCGGAGTGATAAAAATGATTATTGATTTGGGTGCTGGTCCATGGCCAAAGGCTGATGCAACAGTATGTGTGGATGTCAACAAGTGGAGAGACAACTACATCATACATGATCTATCATCTTTACCATATCCATTTGAATCAAATGTAGCAGATAAGATATACTTTGGCGATGTCATTGAACATCTTTCAAAGTTCATTGTTGATGATGTTCTAAAAGAGATCCATCGTGTTCTAAAACCAGGAGGATTTCTAGAGATCACAACACCTGATATTGAATGGGTTGCTGAGAGAATCTACAAGAAAGACTGGCATATCATGGCAAATGTAGATTGGCTCAACAAGAACAAGGATCCATTTGAAGATGCGATGGAAGTGATTTACGCAGGATGGCTTCATGAGACGGATCACAAGATTCCTGGCATGGGTCATATAAATGGATTCAATCAAGAAAAATTGACAAAGTATTTGACTCGTGCAGGATTCAAGAGTACAATGAGAGTTCCTGATATGAGAAATCCCGAACCTGCTCGCGGTTCTGTATTGAAGATGTTGGCCTATAAATGAAAAAACTTCTTGTTACTGGTGGTGCTGGATTTATTGGCATCAACTTCATAAAGCATATACTTGACATTGAAAGAGCTGACATTGTCGTTGCCGACATGTTCACATATGCAAGTAATCCAGAAGAACTCGTCAATAACATGAAGATTAACACCCATTGCATGGACTTGTCGGACAATACATCTGTTGAAAGTCTATTCAAGATGCATGAGATTACCCATGTCGTGCATTTTGCGGCAGAGAGCCATGTTGATAGATCAATCAAGGATTGTCAACCTTTCATACAATCGAATATCATTGCAACAGTCAATCTATTGAATGAAGCAATGAAGCATAAAGTTCAAAAGTTTGTTCACATATCTACCGATGAAGTTTTTGGCGAGATTGCGATACCAGGTAAATTCAATGAACTTTCTAATATATGCCCAAGAAATCCATACTCGGCAAGCAAGGCTTCAGCCGAACATTTTGTAGAAGCATATGGGAATACATATGGATTTCCATATACCATAATCAATTCATCAAACAATTATGGTCCATGGCAGTATCCCGAAAAGTTTATTCCTCTGGCGATTAATCGTATTCTAAAAAAGCAAAAAGTACCAGTATATGGAACTGGTAGTCAGATTCGCGATTGGATCTTTGTCAAGGATGCAGCTGAAGCAATTCGTCGTGTGCTTCATCACGGAAACACACATGATAGATATTGCATCGGCGGCGAACAAGAAATAAGAAACATTGATCTTCTTCGCATGATAATTGAAAAGATGAATGCTGATGAATCTCTCATAGAATATGTTACGGATCGTCCTGGGCATGACGCAAGGTATGCTACATCAATACTCAAGATCAAAAGAGAATTGAAGTGGGTGCCAGAATACAATCTATCTGATGGATTGAATGAAACGATAGAGTGGATAAAGAGACATGAAAATAGGATTTAATTGTAGCAGTTTTGATCTGCTTCATGCAGGTCACGTTACTATGCTAAAGATGGAAAAAGAATTGTGTGACTACTTGAAGGTTGCACTTCAGGTTGATCCTACAATTGATAGACCAGGAATGAAGAACAAACCAATTCAAAGCATCTATGAGAGATATGTTCAGCTTCAAGCATGTAAATATGTAGATGAGATATTGGTGTATGAAACCGAGTTTGATCTGCTTCAGTTGTTGATGACACAGACAATTCATGTCCGTTTTCTTTCTGATGAGTATTTGAATCGCGACTTCACAGGAAAACAGTGGTGCATTGACAACGGTATTGAATTGCATTATCATAAGCGTCAGCACATATATGGCTCGTCTGAATTGAGAAAACGCACATATGAAATGGAAAAGAAAAGACTTGATGAAGTCATCAAGAAAGAAATACCTCAACATCACCCGGAGTTGTTGAACACATGATTACATTGATTGGGCATGGTTATATTGGTCAAGCAATATGGAAGAAACTTGGATTCCAGAGTTACATTCCTGCATATTGGATCTCGCACAAAGACAAGATTCCAAACGACACAAGAATAATAATCAATGCGGCAGGATACACAGGATCTCCAAACGTTGATGCTTGCGAAATATACAAGGAAGACACGATTGCAGGAAATGTATTGTGGCCAATTGAACTTGAAAGAAGAAGTTTGCACATTCCTGTAATTCATATTTCAAGTGGATGTG